CGGGTAGATGTACCACTCGAAGGACGCCATCAGCCGGTCTTCCGCTCCCGACGGTCAGCCTGCAGACGGGAGTTCAGCTCAGCCATCAACCTGACCGCCTCCTCGTTGACGACGGACCCGTCGGACACCGACGCCTTCAACACATCCAGGCACACGTCATGGTAGGAGATGGTCGCGTTCAGGACCTTCTCCCGCAGCGACTTCTGCTCGTCACGGGTCAGTTTTGGGTACACCTCACGCTCCATGTACTGCATGAGAGACCCGACCATCCGCTTCCGCTGCTCGGTCAGAATGTTCCGAACGAAGTCCTGGCTCATCAGTACACGACCTCGTTGTAGTAGGTGCTGGCAGTGACCTTCACGACCTGCCACTGGATCGAGAAGGTGTGATCCGGTGACATGCGCTCCACGTCCTCGAACTCTATGAGCCATCCAGGAACGGGTGTTGACGTCACCTGGTCCACAACTGGGAGCGTCCTGCCCGCGAACTCGAACCTGCCCAACAGGATGTCGCGGATGTCGCACGCCAACGCTGTGGCCTCACCGTCGGTCTCCATGAACAGGTCGATGAAGAACGGGTAGTCCTGCCTGAACAGTGGCCCACCCAGTTCCTCAGGGTCAGGCATCAGTTCGTTGCCGAGGACGATCGACACCAGCCCAGCGCCCACACCAGACCCCAGCTTCCCGCCCTGCAACGCCGTCGTGGTCTGGAACCTCACCGCTGGCGCACCCAACGGCGTGTTCGCCGGGTCAGTCCAGTCCAACTCGGTCAACCCGGCCTTCACATGCTTCGCGACAGTGGCATGAACGTGCCGCGACGCGTGCCTCAGGAAGTCCACCATCACGTCTCGTCTTCCGCTGTCACATGCACCGTCCACACGTCGATCGCACCCAACGCTACCGGTGGCTCCGTGATCCGGTAGTTGTACTTGTCGCCCCCTATGACGACGTAGTTGAACCCCTTCACCTTCTGGTAGTCCGGGTCCAGGAGAGTGATCTTCACCCTCGTCGCCTGCACATACCCGAACGTCTCCTGCTGGTCGGTCTTGTCGATGAACTCGATCGCCACCGGCACCTGCGTCGACTTCGGGACACGGGCACGACGGGTGGTGGAGTTGAACGGCACCCCGTCGTCGTCGCGCGGTTCGGTGCCCTCCTCGATGTACGTGAAGAACGTGGCCCGGTCGGAAACACGCGTTGGTGCCCCGAACTCCATAGCCGTGTACAGGCCCTTGAGGATCGCGGCCTTATCGAAATCGGGAGGCAGGTTCTTCGCCATCGACTACCCCCTGTACTCGTACCCGTAAAACCCACCGAGCGCAGAGTTAGCCAACGACCTAGACACGTACGCATCCAGCACGTACGTCTTCCGGCCAGACCGACGAGCCAACGTCGTCAGTTCATAGATCCGGGTCCGCATGAACGTCAGTTCGTCACGCAGAATCATCGCTGAACGGCCGGTCTCCGTCTCCACAGAACCGGCCTTGTAGCGGGCCGTCAACGTCAGGTTCCGCATCTGCGCCCTGACAATCTGCATCCCCGCATACAGCACCACCAGTGCACCACCAGCCGCCGACAGTTCCTCACTGACCGTGAACGGTGTCGTAGAAGTGACCGTCAGGTTCGGGAAGAAGCCGTCCAACTGCGCCTGAGCGAACCCGTCCGCGAGCGTCGCAGCCAGGTCCGTGTTCGAGGTGTCAGGGAACACGTCATCGAAAACACCGGGTACCGCGATCTCCCGCTTCAGCGGCTCCACCAGTGTCACGAGATCCGTCATGCCAACAACTTCGGCATAAGACGATGGTAGGCACCTCTCGTCGGGCTGCTTGAGCCTCAGACGGGCCAGTCAAGGTGCCTACCATCGGGTCCCGTCTCGCGTAATGGGAGTCTGGGGGCCGCGAGACGGGAGTTCTACTACCTGGGGTCCTGCTGCTGCATCTCCCGCCAGGTGGCGGTGTCGCCGCCGATGGGCCACCGCTCCGACAACTGGTCAGACAGATGCTTGTCCTGCCACACCGTCGCATGGGCCGGGGCCATGTCCTTCATCCGACGGACGTTCAGCTCGTTCAGTTCCTTCACGTACTCCGCGAACGCGGCGTCTTCCAGAGTGAAAACCATTTTCAGGTCTTCCTCGGTGTGGGTCTGCCGAGACTGGGTCTCCGGGTCACCCTGAGCGTCCTTGTCGACACGCATCAGCATCCCGTTCACAAACGGGTCGAGGCCAGCGTCACGGCACACTTCCTGGTTCCGCTGCCGGTCCATGGTGGTGATCCTCAACCGGTCGCCCACCCCGAACGTGGACATCGACTTGGGTGCGCCGCGATGGTCGGTGATCTCGACCCACACACGGCCCTCAATGCACGACTCCCACACTTCCTCATCTTCACGATGAACCAGAACCCTGGTGGTGGGTGTATCAAAATCGGTCATTTCATCTCCTGTTCCAGAGGAGTCGGGGTAGAGGGTGTTTCAACAAGCAGGCCACAGTCACCGAAAGAAAACTGTGGCGGCTCGTCCTAGGCTCTCCCCAGGCACCATGCCCTCCACCCCGACTGGCTCTATTCAACCACGCCCGTCTACAAGTTTCAGGGTGGCGCAGAATTGGCGTCAACGATCGACACCATCAACGGGCGTTCCCGGGAAGCTACTCGGCCTTCGGCTTACTGCCCACAGCCTGCACCGAAGCCGTCACACCCGTCGGAGTCCACACCCCGAAATAGAACGCGACACCGGTGATGAACGTGACAACCGACGTGAGCAGCGCCTGCTGCCACTCGAACGACGGATCGTTCACGAACTCCGTCAGGAACCCGGAGATGGCCGACAGGCCCAGCAGAAGCATCGACTTCACCAGCGGAGCCGTGGTCACCTTCGTAACCAGACCCACCAGGATCGGGATGAAAATCCCGATGAACATGCTCGCCACCTGCACAGTGGAGATCGACCCTGCGATCGGGTCGATGTCACCGCCCTCAGCCGCCAGGATGATGTCCAACATTTTGGTACTCCTTCTAATCAACTGGATACAACAGGACAAACTCAGCGGACTTCCAGCCTCCGCAGACGCTCCCGCAGAACCTTCCGACGGTCACGGTTCCGTTCCAACGCATCCAACGCCTCCAGATACGCCTTCGCTACCGCAGCAGCCCCCTTGTCCCCATCAGCGACGATGTGACGCAACGACCGACGGAAGTCGTCGTCGTCGTCCTTCAACCGCAACGCCGACGTGATGTGAGGCGTCCTCTGCTTCGGCTTCTCCCACACCGTCACACCGTTCACGTCCTCAGTCCAACCGAGGAACCTCTGCCCCCACGAACGCTCCAGATCCGTGATCCTCGCCGTACCCACCGCGTACGCGCTCGGCCAATCCGTAGACCGGACCAGCCCCTTCCCCAACGACACCGCAGCGTGGCCGTACCCCTTCGACCCGCCAGCGAAATACACCGGCACCCCCGGAGGGACCGAGTTCCGGTCCTTCGTCGGATGCTTCTTCTGCGCCCCGTCCCACGCCGCCTGAGCCGACGGGAACCCCGACCCCACCCCGAACGACATCCTGGTGAACTGTTGACACATCCCAGGCGGCGACCAGCGGGTCTGCGACAACGCCCACAGGATCGCCTCCCTCCCCATGCGTGTCATCCCGTCACCTCCGGGTCCTGGGTGCCGTCAGGGGGTAGCCGATCAGCGTTTCCGGGGTCGTCGGCGTACGGGTCCTCACCCTCAGCCCACTCGTCCTCATCGACGTCCACCACAGGGGCGTCGTCGTCCCATTCCAGGTCGTCCTCACTCAACAGACGTTCATCTCGTGGCGTACTCATACCCGTTACTTCGGACATGAGCAGACCCCACCGCATGAGGGGGGGCCCTTCTGACAGCGGTGGGGCCTACAAATGAAGGAGGCCCCCCAGCCGCACCCGGGGGGCCTCCATTGTCACATCAGACCCTATGGGGTGACAGTCCCGTCGACGATCCGACGAGCTTCCTGAGGACGGTAGATGAGACCACCGCAGTCCATCCGGCCACGGTAGTGCCGGTAGTCCACCGTGTTCTCCTCCCACGACTTCGTCTGCATCCCGCCGTACTTCACGAACGTGCCGACGGTGCCGCCGAACACCCACAGCTCGTTCGCTGGGATGTACGAAGCGCCCGACTCGTCCGCGTAGTTGTTGATCCGGACCACGTTCGCGCCCCGGTACACACCCAGGCGGCCACGACGGCGGATCTCAGCAGTAGCCTCCGGGTCGAACAGCGCCGACGGGTTGGTCACCACGTCGCTGATCTTGTCGACCATCGCCGCACGACCGAGGATCGTCACCGGAGCCTGCGACCCACCGGTGGGCTTCACGTTGTCCTGAACCTCACGGAGCGCGGTGTCCAGGTGGACCTTCGTCAGGCCGGTCGTGGCGTTGACGTAGTACGGGCTGGCCGACGGGATCGCCGCCTGCAGCAGGTTCAGCATCCGACGGTTGACCTCAGCGTCCAGACGCATGTTCGCGAGCGCCACCAGTGACTCGATGGTCTCCGCGTAGTTCGCGCGAAGCTTGTCCGCGAACTCCGACACGTGAAAACCAACCGTGTCACGAGGGAGCGTGAACCGCTCGGTCGTGAGCTGGGTTTCCTCGATGTACCCGCCGCGAGCCGTCCAGAAGACGTTCAGGCCCTTGCGCTCGGTGATGGTGAGCTGATCGAACTCGCCCACCGTCCGCACCTCGAAATACGTGCCGAACAGGTTGTCGAACTGGAAGCCGTAGTCGAACCTCTGAGCGAGGACGGCGGCCATCTCCTTGTGCCACCGCTCGTTCTCCCAGTTGTCCAGGGCCTCCTGGTTGAGAGCGGCCTTGGCCCTCTCGTACTCCGCGAGTTCCTCCGCACGGGGGCGGCCGAACGGGTCCGCTGCGGACTTGGCCCGCATGAGTTCGTCGATGAGAGTTGTCATGGTTACGCCCCCTTTCAGAAGGTAAGGACTGCTTCGCAGTAGTTGTTGGCGACGAGGGTGACGACCATCCAGGGCTGAGTGGCGTTCTCAACCCACTTCGTGCCGTCCCATCCGAGCCGGTCACCGACGAGAACACCCGTCATGGTCACCAGAGTCACAGCGTCCCGGTGCCGGTCACCCCGGTCGTAGGCCGGTGTGTTCTTGAACCAGACCTTGGTTCCGTCGCCGGACCAGATCGTGGAGAGCTGGTTCCGCTTGGCGATACCGAGGTCGATCGAGTCGTAACCCAGATCCGGTGCCGCCGAGAAGACGTTGCCGAGGTGCGACTCCTCCTGGACCAGCAGGCCGAAGAAGCCTGAGATCGGAACAGCGGCAGCAGCGGCCTGCTTCAGGAAGCCCGGAGCAGCCGGGTCGATCTGTACAGCAGTTCCGAGCAGGAGAGGCGTGCCGGACGCGGGGGTCTTCTGACGACCCTCACGAATCGCCATGGACTCATCCGAACGCCGGAACCCGAAGTTGAGTCCGTAGTCAGATGCCACGTCTCAGCCCTCCTTGGTGGTTGCGGGAGCGACGAACTGACGGAGAAGGAACGACGCGCCAGCGGCGGCCACCTTCTCCTCGCCACCAGCCGACTTGCCCTTCATCGCAGTCTCGCGAGGAACAGCAGGTGTGGTGGTGGTCGTTGTGGTGGTGCCAACGGATGTTGACGCCAGATCGGACACGTAGCCCTCGAAGTTCTCGTCGGACATCGCGACGATCCGTTCGATCCGCTTCTCGTCCTCGAAGAACTTCTCGTCGAGGTGCTTCGCGGACTCACGAACCTTCGTCAGGCGTTCGTCCTTCTTCGCTGCGGCGGCCTCACGGTCCGCGATGTCGGTCTTGAAGGCCGCGAAAGCCTCCTCCGACTGGGTCGCCTTCTGCTCGGCGGCCACCTTCGCTGCGGTCTCGACATCAAGCTTGGTTTCCAGCTCCGCCTTGTCGGACTTGAGCTGGTCCAGCTCGGCAGTCAGGTCAGCCGTCTCACGGTTTACCCGCGCCTCAAGGACCGCGAGGTGTTCCTCCTCCGTGTACGTCTTGTCTGCCATGCCTCCTCCTCACCACTCGTCACGGTCGAGGCATGACGCCTGACCAGCTTTTAGTGGTGCTTCGGCAGAAAACCGATAAATCGAAGTCTCAACGCCCGTTCGCGTCAGGGAGGATCTGTCCTCCACCTCGGGGCGTCAACCCATGTGCCGCAGATGATCCAGCCACGCTTCCCGCAACCGCAGCACATCACCGAAGGATCTATCGTCAAAGGGTCCTCACGCACCAAAATGAAGTCCCGGTCACCCAACTCAAGTTCCGTCGTATGACGGCTGCCGACACGGTGGCAGTAGTGGGTCCAGGTCACATATCTGCGGCCGTCTTCTACGACAAGAGCTGCCTCAGGTTGCATCGCTTCACTTCTTCACGTTCCAGTCATCGGGCAACATCCCGAGAGCGTTCAGTTCACGGGCACGGCGGATGATCCATGCCTTGATCGCCGCCTTGTCGTCAGGGTTCCCCCTGCCGTACGCCTGGATCGCGTTCTTCAGATCAGCAGTGTTCCCGATCGGGTACCGGTCCCCCGCCATCGACGGCTTCCGCTTCCTGGCCTCCGTCGACATGGCCGTGTCACGGTTGGCCCACGTCAGGATCTGCTGGACCATCTGCTCAGCCTCAGGCTTCGTCAGATCCGCTGTCAGCTCATGCTCCTCGATGACCTGCGCGGCAGCACGGACGACCTCCACCTCAGCGTTCTGCCAGCCCGGCTGAACCGGAGGCACGATCAGGGCACCGCCGAGGAAGATGGGGTCGACGAACCGTCGTATCGACGAACGTTCACGCAGATGCGAGCAGGCTTCCTGCCGGTTGTAGACGGCGTACTCGAATGACTCCCCGCAGCCGTCGACGCACATGACCTTCTGGGAGACGCACTCCATCGAGAACCACAGGCTGTTGTCGGCGGCGGCCTTCTCCACGATGTCGACCTCACGTGGGAACAGGAACCGCCACATGGCCGCGTTGGAGACGATGTGGTTGCCGATACCGGCAGCGGCGGCTTCCTTCCCTGCAACCAGGTGCCCGTCGAGGAGTGACCCGACGATCTTCTGATCGTCGTGGAGCCAGTTCAGGGGCCCTCCGGCGACGGTGGCCTCACCCATCTGCAGGTCGTCGGTGGTCCACATCGCGCCGTTGCGGTTCGGGTTGTCGGCCTCCACGAACCGGCCCCTCAGGTAGGTGAACCCCTCGTTCTTCGAGGCGATCTCCCTGATCGGGCCCGAGATGACGGTGCGGCCGGACTTGGCCCCATCGACCACGAACGCCCGTTCAAGGACCGTCTCCGTTGTTTCCGGATCCGTCAGGTCCGGAACAACAGTCAACGCTGGCCGTCCGTACCGTTCCCGGAGTTCCTCACGCGTCACCATCAGGTTTTCCTCCCAGTCCGGGGATTTCCTCTAGGGGTCTTCGGCTTCGTCTGAGCCTGCGGCGACTGCTTCGTACGGCCGCCGCCAGCCGGGCGTCCACCTGCCGCACCCGACGTCTGAGGTGCGATCGGCTGCCCGTCAGGCCCCGCAGCAGAGAACGGCACATGCGTCTGGAAGATGTCGTCGAGACCCGAGTCCTCCTCGAACTCCCGACGCTGAGCCTCCGTGGCCTGGTCGAACCCGAAGTACTCCAGGACCGTCTCACGGGACAGTTCCTTCTGGGTCCGCAGGGCCATGATCTGCTGAACGACCGTTGAGTCCGCGTCGAGCTGCACGTTGCGAGGCGTGAACGTCAGGTTCGGTTCCGACTCGAACTTCCCCTCGTTCGCCGGGTGGTCGACCACAGCGCGGGCGATCTGGATTTCCATGGCCCGCTTCATCATGTGGCGGCGGTTCTCCAGAAGCCTGGCGACGCCACGGGCGACCGTCAGAGTCGACTCGTTCCGCTGACCTGAGGTGGAGATCGTCAACGCGCCCATCACCCGGGACAGGATCCGACGGTCCAGGGTGTCGTACTTCTCGGAGTCGAGGACGTACGTCTGGTCTGGGGTGATGATCTCGATGTTCAGCCGGTGGTCTCCGACGATCACAGGCAGCTTAGCGACGACCTTGAAGTTCTCCTGCAGGTTGTCCAGTTCCTCCTGGTCGGCAGGGTCGTCCTTGTCGCCCTTCTTGACCAGCAGAATGTAGTTGGCGGCTCCGACGAGGTTGACCCGGTCAGCCTCCAGAAGTTGCTGCTTCAGGTCCAGAAGCGGGAAGACGGACCTGAGACGGTTCGCTGGGAACCGCTCGTAGGACATCTTGGTGCGGGTGTACCGGAACACGTTCCTGGAACTCAGGAAGATCAGCCGCTTTGGGTCGATGTTCCACGACGCCAGGACCGCTTCCTCGTCCTTGGACAGGCCGGTGACCTTCCCGTCGAAGAACTCGCTCATCAGGTCGTCCATGTACTTGCCGTCGAGAGCAGCCGAGTAGGACGCGTACTCCGCGTCGGTGGCGTGCCAGGCGAGGCGATCCTGACCGAACGGGCCGGGCTGCAGCGGCACCACCTTCATCGGGTCGAGGAACGTCAGGGCGACCGGGCAGACGATGCTGTACTTCTTCCGCCGTCTCGGGCCCTGCTTCATCTTGGGCTTCTGCCCGGCAGGATTCGTGGGGTCAGCTACCGGGTCGGCTTCCTTGTCCTCAACGCGTGTTCGGCCCCGGACGGTGTACTCCTTGCGGCCCCACCAGACTCCGACGACGACCTGGGAGTACTTGAAGTCCTCCCGGTGCCACTGACGGGCGAACGTGTCCATGTCGAGGTCGCGGTTGATCTGGTTGAACACGTCGGCGGTGTCGGGGTCCTCGTCCTCCCATTTGATGCCCTGGAACATCAGGCCCTCGGTGACGTCGCAGACGCCTCCGACGACGTCATCGTTCTCGACGGCCTTCCGGGACACCCGCATCATCTTGTACGGGTTGTCGGGGGCGATGTACGCCTGACGGTCGAACAGGCTGGACCGCATCCGGCCCTGGGTGGTGGACACCCAGTTCGCGATCTCGCGGGCGACGTGGTTGACGGAGGTCTCCAGGATGCCGGACTCGATACCGGTGGCGTTGACCCATCCGACCTCGGGCTGCTCCGTGGTGCGAACGTTCGTTGACGTGACGGTCATTTCGCAGCTCCTACTTCAACAGTTCGAGGTCTTGGCGCATCACTTCGACGAGGCGGGATGCGATACGGAATTGGCGGTCGCACTCCGTCAGGAGCCTTTCGACCTGTTGTGTGCGGATGCGGGTGTACTGCCTGTCCTGTGACTCGACGCGGTGGAGCAGCACAGCCAACTCGGTCAGGCGAGCCGAGAACGCCGCGATCTCCCTCATCGCCTGGTCAGGCTGCTTCCCGTAGAACGCACGGATCGCCACCGCGACCACATCCAGTTCCGCTTCGATCTCAGCCCTGGTGCCGAGGTAGTTCGGCTTCGACAGCATCGACACCGGATCCATCACGAACACGGTGTGGTGGCCGGTCGCGGCAGGCGCATGGAAGTCTTCAGTCATCTCCGTCTGCGGCATACCTGGTACTTCGGCATTCGATCGGGTTCGATCGGGTTCGTTCAGACCCCGAACCGGTCCAGCCTGGGGGCGGACTTCCGGATCATGTTCAGCGCCGCCTCGATGTTCTGCAGGTTCCGGCCAGCGATCATCATGCGCGCAGCATCGAGCGTGTGGTAACTGCCGTTCCCGTACTTGCGGGACTTGTGTCCGGCCGCCGACCCCTCGTCGCGGACGTACTGGATCTCCTCGCCCTGCCACTCCGTCAGCAGTTCACGGTCGTAGGGGAGTTCCATACGGCCGGTGTCGACCATCTTCCGCAGTTCGTCGGAGGCGAAGTCGATGATGTTCTTCTCGATGACCGCATCCTCAGGCTTCTCCTTGCCCTTCAGGGCACGGTCGTCGAACTCGACGGCCACCTTGTTGGAGAACCCGTAGCCACGGATGCGTTGGGCGATGTGCTGCGGGGTGCGGCGCAAGTGAACGGACGTTCCCACCGCCAACGGGTCCAGCTCCTGCCACAGCGGCAGGCCGTTGCCGGTCTTGTCGAGGGCGAAGCATCGGAGACGTTCCCCGTAGAACGCGAAGACGTGCTTGACGGCCTCCGCCTGGTCCGCTGCACCAATCCTCATCAGGTGGATGCGGGCCAACAGTCGGAGCACAGACTCGGCCTTCGCCTTCGGGTCAGCCAGTTCGCCGTAGACGAGGATCTCCGACGGGTCACGGGTGTACCCAACGTCCATGCCAGCCCAGAACGACGTGTACTGCTTGTCGAGGTGGGTGCCCGGCAGGGTGACCAGCGACTCGATGTTCAGGCCCTGCCCCAGCAGGTCGTCGTTGATCTTGATTTTGGAGTACACGTCGTCGTTGTACTCGGTCGCCCACGGAGACTCGTTCATCCTGACGCACGCCATCAGCCGGTGCAGAACGAACAGAGGGTTCGCTGCGTCGCCGTGGTCGCCGTAGATGTTGCGTCGGTAGTCGACGTTGTCCGCTGACCCGCCGTAAATGGCGATCTTGTTGCGGCGCTCCATGTCTGACCACGTGGGGCGATGCATCGCCATGAACCTGTGCACCGTGAACGGAATGTCCGGGTCCTCCCCGACGGTGTACTCGTAGTACTTGTCGCGGATACCGTTCGACACCCCATGGCAACGCCACTGAGCGCCCGTTGACGCCGCCTTCATGGTCTCCACCAGCTCGATCCAGCCGTTCCTGGGGAAGTCCTGCATCTCGTCGGCCTCGATGACCAGCGGGTGCATCCCCTTCACGCCCTTCCCGTCACGCTGAGGGAGACGGGAGATGATCCTGGAGTTGTTCGCGAAGTGGACCTGGAACTGCGGCTGGTGGTTGATTCCGTTCCCTCGCTGCCGGGGCAGCATCTCCCTGGACAGCCGGTGGGAGAGGATCAGGTGCTCCACCTTGTCGGTGACGGGCCGGAGGTGGTTCAGCTCTGGTGCGGTAATGAGCATCTCGGAGCCTGGGAAGTTGAACGGGAACGCGTACGCCCTCATCTGGATGCCGATGGACTTCCCCAACGAACGTCCGGCGTGGTCGATCTGGTAG